AGCGGCTACTGATTGACCTGCACAAAGTAACCAACCGCCAGGTGCTGTAGTACCAGCAAATAATATAATTCCACCTGAAGGACTAGTTGAACCTGTACCAGAAGAACCTGAAGCTTCTACCCAAGGTTTTACCAATATTTCATTAGTTCCAATAGCAAAGCCAACTAAAACAGCATTACCGTCAGGTTTATTTGTTGTTATTTCACCTTCTGTACTTGTTGATAAATAATAAGGTGCACTAACAGACAAAGACCAATTAGGATCAGATATCCAACCTGTATGTTGAGCATAACCGTCTTCACCACTCTGAAAAGCTGACCTAGTAAAACCTATAAATCTTGAAGAAGGATCACCTGTAGTACCAGCAATAGCTAACTTTATAGTATTATTTGTAGTACGATATACAACTTTATAAGCACCTAATGCTTCACCTGCTTGAGTCTTAATTGTAGGACCTTTACCTATCTGGTCGAAGTTATCATTAATAGGTGTTTCCCATTTATCAACTCCTTGTGCTACTGTCTCTAAACTATGATGTTTTGTAAAACTCATTTATTTCCTCTTTATGTTTTAATGATATAAGACATTGCCATATAAGGTTGCATATTATTATGCGTATTACCGCTACCTACAGAACTTGATGTACCAGTATTCTGAGTTTGTGGTGCACCACCTAAATTTCCAGCACCAACATTGCTACCCCATTGATTAGTATAAGTATGAGTATGTGCTGGCATTTCACTTGTAGTAAGTGTATGATTTTCAGTACCACCAGAACCACCTAAAGAGTCAGCAGCAGATGTAGTAACTACATTAGCACTACTACCACCCATATTATCTAAACCTATAGCACATCTACCTCTCATATCAGGCACATTAAAATTAGCTCCACTACCACCATAAGTATATCCTATTGATGAAAAAAGACCAGAATATGTTGAAGTGGCTACTGATTGACCTGCACAAAGTAACCAACCTGTAGGTGCAGTAGAACCAGCAAATATAATAACAGTACCTGTTGAACTACTACCACTACCTCCCCCACTTTGACCTGAAGCTTCTATCCAAGGCTTAATTAGTATTTCATTAGTAGATATAGAATAACCAACTAAAATAGCATCACCATCAGGTTTACTTGATGTTATTTCACCTGCTGTACTTGTTGATAAATAATAAGGTGCACTAACAGATAAAGACCAATTAGGGTCAGATATCCAACCTGTATGTTGAGCATAACCTGTAGCCCCATTTGCAAATGGTTCCCTAGTAAAACCTATAAATCTTGAAGAAGGGTCACCTGTAGTACCAGCAATAGCTTTTACAATTTCGTTATTTATTGTACGATATACAACTTTATAAGAACTTAATGTTTCACCTGCAGTTGCTTTTATTGTAGGACCTTTATCTATCTCTACAAAATTTGCATTGAGAGGAATATCCCAGTCATCTACACCTTGTACTACTGTCTGTAAATTATGATGTTTTGTAGCCATTTATTTCCTTTTAATATTTAATCATCCAATTAAGTGCAAGCCAAGGCTGCATATTATTATGAGCACTACTACTACCTACAGTGGACATATCTCTTGTCTGAGTAGCTGAGTCTGCACCACTAGTATTCCCAGCACCATTTCCCTCCCCAGAATTCTGGGTGTAAGTATGAGTATGTGCAGGTATTTCAGATTCTGACAGTGTGTGGTTCTCTGTACCAATAGTATAATTTAAACTAGTAGCACCTGATACTCTACCAGCAGATGACCCACCCATATTATCTAAACCTATAGATGTATACCCCCTCATATCTGGAAGATTAAAATTAGCCCCACTACCACCATAAGTATATCCTATTACATTAAATAAATCAATATAAGTAGCTTTATCTTTTGACTGACCATAACACATAAACCAATTTGATGGTACTGTAGCTGAACTAAACATCCTCATAGAACCTATAGGTCCTGGAGATTCTTCACTACTTACCCCATCAAGTTCTACCCAAGGCTTAATTAGTATTTCATTAGTTCCAATAGCAAAGCCTACCAATGTAGAACCAGAAGGTTTACTTGTTGATATCTCTCCAGGTGTTATTGCTGATAAATAGTAAGGGTCACTAACACTCAAACTCCAATCAACATCCTTAACCCACCCAGCATGTTGAGCATACGCATTTTCATTTAAATCATAAGATTCTCTAGTAAACCCAACAAACCTAGAACTAATATCACCTGTAGTACCAGCAATTGCATGATGTAATTTACCATCTGACTCTAAATATACAACCTTAAAACGTGATAATGTTTCACCAGCAATCCCAAAAACAGTAGGACCTCTATCAACAGCATCAAAGTTCTCATTAATAGGTGCATCCCAATTATCAACTCCTTTTTCTACTAACTCTAAATTAGAATGTTTTGTAAAACTCATTTATTTCCTCTCTTATTATCACATTACACTAAGTATATCTATTGATATATCAGTAGATGCAACAGATCTACCATAAGCCCCTCTAGAGAATACCTTAAATTCTATAGGACTTGATAATGAACCATTATCAGCAATATTTTCAACAGCAGTATACACATTACTTGTTTCTGTAGCACCCGCAAATGTTGTTCTTACCAAACTCCCATTATACCAGTTCTCAATAATAATATCAACATATTCTTCACCAATTGGAGTTCCTTCTTTTACTGCGTACCCAAACCCTTGTCTACCAAAGCCTGTTTGTTTATTTACCAATGACCATGTTATAGTTATATCATTTTCAAGAGATATTACGGCACTCTTATGATGTACACCACTACTGAATAATTGCACAGAAGATGGTGGATGTGGTCTATGTGCTTTACCTTGAACAGTCATAGACCAAGGTTCTATTTCAGATATGTCTATTTCATTTTTAAATATGTTAATAGGAACAGCTTTGAAAAATAAATTAGTACCAATTTTACCTTTTCCTAATGTAAAATGATCTACATTAGCCATTTGATAAACAGTAGAACCAACTAAATGTGTAGTTGTTTCTGTACCGTGCCTACCCCTTATAAAATTAGAAAATTCATAAGTATCTGTACTGACTAAATCAGCATCTTGAACCATCATATACTCATCATCAATTATTATTGAATTAATACCAGAGAACATTTCATTTCTAGTTGAACTTACAAAACCATTCTCGCTAGGTATCCCTGATATATCTACTTCTACTGTTTGATTATCTAACCAATGGTCTGAATCCATTTCTGATTTTAATACACCAACTGGTGGATGGTGTCTGCTTTCTAATAGTAATTTATAACTTATACCGCTATCAGTACTATAATACAAGTCAACACCTATAGTATCCTCATGACCTACACCGTATAATAAAGCTAATTCCAAAACACCTGTATCTGTTAACAATTCAAATGGTGTTTCTTTAATAGTAAACCCGACAATATTAGATAGTCCTGAAGCATAGGGTTTTTCTGGTGCTGCTAATGGCGCTGGTACTGTATAGTCTACAGGGTCAAATATATAATCAGGCTCTTCTTTACACGAAACACTTAAATTAAAATCAGTTTTTTCCTCTATAAGCTGAACTCTAGCTCTTAACCAATTTATATTAGCATTTGGAAAATGTAAAGTAACAGGGTCACCAACCTCTAAATCTAAATGTTCAGGTCCTAAAGTAAAAGATAAACCTCTTCTACTATATAAAGCACTTCTTAACATTATATTACCAACATGTTTTACAACCTCTTTATCTACAAAACCTGGTAATGATATAGAAGTTTTATCAATACCGTTTATTTGTTGATCTGCAATATCTTCAACCATTACAGGTCTTTGAGAATAAGCTTTATTTGGGTCTGTAAATTCTATTTCCAAACGGTTTATTCTTTCTGAATTACTTGTTTCATCTATTCTTAAACTCTTATCAGTACCAGTACCTACAAGATGTGCTTCACCAATAGTTGTAACAACATCTTCATCTTTAGAAATAAGTAATTTTATACCTCTACCAGAAAATATAGTGGATACCCAACCATGTGCAGATGCAGTACCAACTAAACTGGCTAAATCATTCTTTTCTGTAATAGCAACATTCATATAATACTTTTCATCTAAGCAATCGTTTTTTGCTTTAACAAAATTTGTTACTCTATTAAAATCACCACCATATCTTTCAGAAGTAATTATATCATCTACAACTTCTGCTGTTGTAATTAACTCATGTATAGTTGGAGTCATAGTAGCACCTACTACCATAGAATAACTTTCACCTGCACCATGAGAATAAATAATATCATTAAAAGTCCCCGATCCTAACTCACTTGTAGTACCAGAAATACCTAAAGGTCTATATAAATAATCATTGTGTTTATATAGACTTGTACCATGATGCTCATAATTTTCAATAGCTTTACTATTAGTAAAATTATCTCTTGTTTTATAAATTTTCCATTTATCTAAATCAGAAGTATCATTTTTACCATAATATAAAGTTCTTCTATCATGATATAATGGAACATGATAAGTATTAGTAGGTTGTGATTCTAGACTAGACGGATTTTTATTAACAACAGCTGCTGTTGAATATAAAGTATCAGACCAGCTATTTGTAATTAAATCAAAATATTTAATTTTACCTGTATTAACACTAGCAGTACCATCAGTATATCCAACATATATTATAGCACCTATAACTGACGCACTACCTATTTCTGGAACATAACTTGTTTCTAAATCATTAGTATTAATTTTAATATATGAAGAATCATAATCTAATGTTTTCCACGGTCCAACTAATAAATCATAATCTTCTAATAATGATACATTTAATCTATAAACAGAACCATTAGAGAATAAAAGAATAAAACAATCTTCATATTCAAAAAACAATACTTCTTTAATATCTTCATATATTCTTGCTATAGTAATCCAAGCATGAGAACTTTCTATAGGAAATCCTGCAAATTGATTAACACTACCAAAAGTTGATGGTGATGAATAATTTTGTGTTCTTGCAAGTATTTCACAGAACCCAAGATCAGTTTCATGTGACACAGCAACAAGAGTAACATTTTCTTCTCTTACAATAGTACTATCTAACTCTTCATAAGCTACACCATTCCAGTATAATTCTACTTGACTTACTGTACCTCTACCACTACCTAAACCTAGTAATGTAGTATCTCCGCTAGTAGATAACATACTCCATTTAATATGAGCAGTTCCGCTATTATCTTCTCCTTTAATATAAATTTTACTTAATCTACCACAAGGAAAAACTTCTTTATTACGTGCATATACTTTATCATATGATGACATAGAAGAATCAGTAGAAATATATATACTACTACTAGGATAAATTGTAAATTCATATGCTTGAGATGGTATATCTATCTCATAAGGATACGCAGTAT